TGCCAGTATTCGTTGCAGTCGTGAAGTTTTGTGTGACCAAAGCACCATAACCGATAGAGGTTGTTTGACTACCTAAAACATCCGTACTTAAATTAGCAGAACCAACAGATACGTTGTAGTCAGCATCAGTCAGGGCATCTCCAGCTAATCCACCAATGATGGTGTTATCTATGCCCGTGGTGAGTGCTGCACCTGCGGCATATCCCACACCTGTGTTGAAAGAATTTGTTTGAGTTGTGTGATTTAATGCACCTAAAGCACTGTTACCAATCGCAACATTGTTGTCCGACTTTGTAGCAGTGCCTAAAGATTGATATCCTACCGCTGTATTTTCTTCAGCAGTTGTCATAGCATCTCCTGAAAGAGCGCCAATAAGAGTGTTAACTGTAGCCGTTGTGATTGCTTTACCTGATTGATAGCCAACCGCCGTGTTATAAGTATCTACATCCCCAGAAGGGTTCAAAGTTTTTAATGCTTCGTGACCAATCGCAGTGTTTCTATCCCCACGTTGGTTTGTGGTTAATGCGAAAGAACCCACAGCCGTGTTTGTATTGCCGTCTGTAATGGCATCTCCACATAGAGTACCTATGAGGGTGTTGTCAGTGCCAGTTGTCACTGCTTCACCAGCAGAGTATCCAACTGCGGTGTTGTTACTATCTGTAGCCGTTGTAAAGTTTTGTGTCTTTAATGCACCTCTTCCAACAGCGGTTGATTTACTACCTAATGTGTCAGTACTTAACGCTAGGCGTCCCACTGCTACGTTGTCATCAGCATCTGTAAGTGCATCTCCAGATTGACCACCTATGAGGGTGTTGCTTATGCCAGTAGTGACTGCTGCTCCTGCTTGTGACCCTACCGCTGTGTTATAAGCTGTTGCTCCTGCGTTTTGAGCAACCAATGCTAAATACCCAATAGCAACATTTTGCCCATGACCATCTTCAGCAGAAAGTGCAGCATGTCCTACGGCAACATTTTGACCGCCTACGTTAAGGGCATCACCTGCTAAACCGCCTATTAAGACGTTTTCTGTAGCAGTGGTGATTGCTGTTCCTGCACTATGTCCCACTGCTACATTAAATGTATCCGTAAGAGTAGTAAAATTTTGTGTAGCTAACGCATTAGTTCCTACGGCTACACTTTTTTTACCTTTTGTGTCAGTGGTTAATGAATTACTACCTATAGCTACATTAAAAGTACCGTCTACTAAAGCATCACCAGATTGAAATCCTACAAAAACATTTTCATCACCCGTAGTAATCGCAGTACCAGCCTCATCGCCCAAGACCACGTTTTGATTACCGCCAGAGGCTATTGAGTTACCTGCGTTTAAACCCAATCGTAGGTTAGATGAACCTGCTGATGCAGTGATAATATCTGCGCCATTTGCAAAGGTTACGTCAGCGGCAAAGTTAACTGCGCCATCTACGTCCACAACGTCTAGGTTGGTTGTACCGTCTACGTCTAAGTCACCCGCAACAGTCAGATCGTCATCAACCAGAAGATCAACCACAGATAACGCGGCGAAGGCGTCTACAATTATAGCTCCTGATCCAGCCCCATTAGAATATACGGCCTTCACATGTCCGTTTGGTATTGTAACCTTTGTATCACCATCTCCCTGAGCTATTAAAATGCTGTAAGGACCGCTGCTCCCGCTGTCGGTGGTCGCGTTTTCAATAAACCACATTTTGCTGACCGTGTTTGGACCAAGAGTAATTACAGGGGCGCTGTTCATTGCTCCCGTATATCTCAAAAACATTGCACGACCGGGGTCCGAAGCTCCGTCTGCAATTGTTGTTGCGTGTGTGTCAGCGTTAGTTGTAATTGCCTCAGTGCCAAAAGCAAACGCTTCTGCAATCAGTTCTAAGTTAGTGTTAGTGGTATCGCCCCAAGTTCCCGACTGTTCGCCGGAACCTATTTCCTCTAACCGTAAGTCGTTTGTATATACACTTGCCATGTTATTATCCTATGCTACGCGGCCGTTCTCAATATTAGCCCAAGAAGGGTTTTGAGAAGGCGCTATGTTTAAAAAGTTGGGGTTCTGATCTGGAACAATTTGACCCCAAGGTGGGTTTGTTAAAGTTCCTACTACCCCAGTTGCACTTACCCCTGTGACGGGAACATTGGCATTACCAACTGTCGCCGTTGTTGCACTGTTGACCGAAGCAGTCATCGTTACCATTGTGTTGGTGGTAAAGAAACTACCTAAAGCCGAAGTTCCCGCAACGCCCGTAACGGTAACATTAGCCTTTCCAACAACAGTAACAGATCCAACTGCGCCTGTCCCTACTACTGCGCCTGCTTGCCCAAACGCATCCCCTTCAATATTGGGTGCAGCGTTATTAACCGAAGCGGTTGCCGTTACATTATAGGCAACATTGGTATTCCAAGTTCCGGTGTTCCACCCTTGGAGGGAGCTATTCCACCCTTGAAAGGCTGCAACCGGATCGGCCATTAGGCTATCCGGATTATCGCGTTACTTGCATCGGCAGTAGGAAAAACAATGGTGAAGTCGCCGGAACTGGCTGCTTTATCCGCGCCAAAGTCCAGAACACAAACCGTTGGATCGCCAGTAGCCGCCTCATTAAATATTAAAGCACCCCTAACGGCCGATATTGTAACCGTTGAAAAAACCTCATCTGCAAAATCTGCCAAAGCCGTTGTTCCACTAGCCACTGGCGTAACACTGGTCAGGAAGTTTCCTTTTGCCGTGTAGTTTGTACCAGAGATTTCGTTGCCAGAGGTGTATGCAGTAGTTGCAGCGTTAAAAGTAGCACTGTTGGTGTACAGAGCTAATTTAAACTGATTACTCGCTGCTGTAAAATTGTGAACACCCTTCATCAGTTCTACTTTGAACGAGGTGCATAGAAAGTTGCCGTTAAAAGCCATTTACATTTTCCTTATATATTCGGCCAACTTTAGCTGACCAGCATCTTTTATTGCATTATATACTGTAGTTCTGTCGCTTTGAATAGCCTGTTTCATATAGATAGCCACAAGCTTCTCTACATCGTCTCGATATGCAAGCGCTTGATCCCGTATTTCAGGGGGCGCGGTTTCGGAAATACTTACAATTTTATTTACGCAACGCTTTGCAGTCTCTTCAGGAGTAAAACCACGGTTGTCTGTAGTTTCCACTCCCACCTTAAAATCATTAGACATTTCAACGCCAAAAGACATTTCGTTCATTGTTTTTGCCTCACCACTGGTCCGGTTCTGTACTCATCTGTAACTTCTTTGCTCTCGCCAAGTAGCTTGAGACCCATAATAGCCTCAACAAAACGCTTTTCGTACAAGACCTGCATGTCCTGTTCACCCTTCATATACACATACGCTTCCATCAAGCTTCCGTACAAAATTGCTAAATCTGCATTTTCACTGATCCACGTTGTAGTAATGTCAGGCACTATCTTTTCGGAAGTTGTTCCGCTGGGAACGTTGTTAACTACCGCAACAGCGCCGCTGGTGTTTCCAACCAAAGCTGTTCCAGAAGCGGCCGTTCCTCTAGGGTAAGCATCCGTCAAACCCGCAGGAAAGTTAGCGGTTAAGGTTGTGTTACCCGTTCCGGTGGTCCCGGTAACGATAAAAGAAGAGTTTTCAGTAGAAGAAGTTGCCCCCGCAGGAGTTGCAATTATTGTTTCTCCCGGAGAAAAAACAGTTCCACCAGTATAAGCCACCGAAAACGTAGTCTGACTTTTGGTCAAGCTGGTTGGACGGTAGAAATAATGTATTTCAGCCGCATAGCCACTGTCCGGAGTGGGGCTTAGAATCAAATTGTTAAGGTCATACTGAGCATAGTAACGAGGAGGGCCCGTTACTGTAGCATCTGGGTTAAAAGACTGCACAAAGTTAGAGTCTTTGAAGTCTAAGAACACAACGTTGCCAGAACTGTTGGTGAAAGACAAAGCAAACGGCGCTAAGAAGTCGCTTGGAACCCCTAAGAACTTATTGGAAGCAGACATTGCGCCAGCGTCGTTCTTTTGGAACAAGCTTAGTTGAACGTTCTTTAAGATACGCTCTTCTGTGTTTTTAATGAAAACAGGAAGATTACTTACAAACGTTGTTTCATCGTTTTCCGTGTAATCCAGTATGGCCTGTTTTAATGTAGTATAAGTATAGCTCATGATGTAACCACCGTAACAACTCCTGCAAAACCAAACGCCCGTGTTGGTCTGGGCTGCGGTGCTTCTACTAAGGGAATCCCGACATAAACGTCTAAGACCTCTTTTTTATCTGGACGGGCATTTTTAAGGGCTTGGGGATCTGTGGCTTTGCGAAAAGGCCCTAGTTGAGGTTGTTTAGCTTCAAACTCATCCCTGCCAACAAGCAGACCGTTCCACTCTTCGCGCATGTCTTTATAACGATACCGGAAACCGGATCGGTCAGAAATTGCAAAAGCGTTTTTGCCTATTGCAAACTTACCCATCAGCCTACCCTATAATAATCGTACTTCGGAACAACGTTAAACGATGCCCGGTCACGATCTTCAGTCATAGCGCGTTCAAACTCTTCTTCATACATAGCTTTTAACATCTGAACACGATTAGGAGCCCGCTTTACCGAAATATAATAAGCCAACCCTGCGGCCAAACATGGATAAAACCTAAACGGCATGTCCATATTGTTTATAAAGGTATCAGCATCGTCCATGCGTGTAAGAGCATTGTAAAAAATAACATCAGTGTCGTTTTCTGGAGTAGGCCAAATCCTTAAAATCGGCGTAACCTGACGATCTAAAAAGAATTGGTTAGGCCGAGACTGAGTGGTCTTGTTAGGAATATTAATATAGTCATCTCTACTTAACCTAGACAAAGCAAAGTCTGTCCCGTCCCGCCGAACTACCACAGACAAAATATCTATATTGCTTCTTACGTTAAAAAAATCTACCGCAGAAGTTACAGTTGTACTAGCACCACTTGTTTCACCTACAATAGTTTCACCCGCAACAAATGTCCCTGAAGGTATAGTTATAGCAAAAACAGTAGCAGAAGTAGCACTTGTTAGTGAAGCAGTAGCACCACTTGTTACACCTGTAATATTTTCACCCAATCTAAAAGCGTTAACAGTCCCTACTGTCATATTTAATATTCCGGCAGGATAATCAGCAATACCTGTAACTAACGGCAAAGATACCTGCTTAATAGTCCACTGATTTAAACCCCGGTTAGCCCATTCGGCAAGCATCAGGTTTAAAGATCGTTTGGCGGATTTAAGGTCGTAACCCGTTCTAACCTCTAAGCCACACCGCTCAAAAGCTTCTTCAATATAATCAGCTACATCAAGATCAAAATCTACGCTATTAGAAACCGCCATCTCATTCCTCGCTGTAAATATTGTCAAATATTTGGGTTACATCTAATGTATAGTCTAAATCAGATTTAGAATAATGTACATGCTGCGAAGGTTTGAAGTCTGGAGCGCCTTCTCCGGTTTCAAACCACGCAGGGTGAGTTACCCGCACACGATTGTTAGGTAACGCTACAATGTTTCCGGTCCACTCATCAGCATCTAATAGCTGCATAACATGAGCTTGTTTGTGTTGAGCCGGATCATCTGCAACGTCGGTATCTGTGTAATCAACGGTAAACATATATTTAGCAGGGAAAAACCTGCCATCTATCTTCGCCATCCAAGGACAAGGAGTAGCCCTGTCTAAGGTATATACAGCGTGTGTATGTGAAGGGCAGTCCCAAGGTTGTGCCTCGTGTACAGCCATAGGCTTGGGCCAATCTTCTAAAGGCTCATCTGCAACCAAGGCAGTTATAGGCATACGAGCCCACATTGCACCGCCATGAACATTAGCATCGCCGTCCTCATCAGCTTCGCAACCCGTAAAGATTACTTGAAAGCTTAAACAACGGTTGGGCATTGTTGTTACGGCAATGACCATAGCGTGAAGGAACTCGCCGTGATAACGCTCATGATTGACCGTATACTCACGACGAACCCAACACTTAAAGTGAGGTATGTTACTTTGCAAAAAAGGCATTTATTTATTTTTTCTTAGCCGCGCCGCCGCGCTTCATTTTAGCCGCGCCGCCTTTAGCAAAGCCTTTTTTCTTCATCATAGCGCCGCCTTTAGCAAAGCCTTTTTTCTTCATCATAGCGCCGCCTTTAGCGTAACCTTTTTTCTTCATCATAGCGCCGCCAGCGCGTTTCTTCATAACACCACCCGCGGCTTTCTTTGCAACAACTGGTTTTTTCTTTGTGGCTCCACCTTTAGCGTAACCTTTTTTCATCATTTTCTTCATGATACAGATCCTTTTGTTTTTTTACGTTTACGTCCTAATACTATTCCACAACCCCTAGCCACCACTGTTCCGGAAGGAGTCTTGCCCCGAAAAGGTCTTTTTGCTTGTGTCGCAGAAGGATCTCCACCTCTGGACATGTTTTTAACAGTAGCAGCTTTTGTGTTTTTTACAACTTGTTGTCCTTTAGAGCCTGCTCGCTTCTTTTTTGTAGCCGTAGCTTTGCGCTGGGCTTTAGTAAGAGACCGAGCTTTACTCTCAGGTAAGCATCGGTCTGGGTTTTTCTTGTCTTTAGAAGTGCCGCAAGGTCCCTTAATAGACCCGTCAGAGCCTATTCTGACCCAGTTTTGGTCGCGCCATTTCTTTAGCTCGCCCATTTAACTTTTCTTTCTAGGGGAACGCAGCATTGTTTTTAGAGTTTTTGCTTGCCCAGCATGAAGCTTTGAAGCTTTTTTCAAACCCGTTACAACCTTCTTAACTTTTCGTTTGTTACCTTTACTTAACATTATCCCTTTTTCCTTTTACTTTTCTTAGCGTAGTTTGGGTCTTTACAATACTTGGACGCGGCCATGTTTGCATACGCCGAAGGATATGTATCAAATGTTCTTTTTGCCCAAGCTTTTCCAGAAGGACAGATTTTACTGCCCTTAGACTTTTTTGAAGACTCTCCGCCGTTTTTAAAATAACTCAAGCCTCTAGGCATAGCGACTTTTTTGCGAGGAGAAGTAGTGATTTGTTTGTTCATTTGACCACGGCTTATTGTCATATTAACACTTCCATCTTTTACGAGCTTGGCGCAAACGACTGTTTGGATCTTTTGCAGCCTTTGGAAACTTTTTCATCTGGCCCAAAGAACGGGCGCAATAAGACTTGCGTCGCTTGGCATCTTTACTTCCGGCCTTAACCTTACCCGTAACAGCGGTCTTTAATTTTGATCCGGGGTTCTTTTTTCGGTGCGCCTCCACACCTTTCTTAGTCATTCCCGCCCCAGATTTAGTGGGACGGTAATTAGTCTTGTTGCGCTTGATTGGTTTATCGCCCACAGGCAACTCCTACGCGAAGAAGAAGTTCATCATGTCTACCGTTCCAATGGTAAACGTTACATAGAAACCATCTTTAAATAGAACGCCTTCGTCAGGAATATGATAATGCTGTGTTGTATTGTCTGTTCCAAGAGTACGCGCTTTAAAAAACGAAGTTCCAGATACACCGCTGTTAAGAAAATCTAACTCTCCAGCCGTGCCGCCAGAAACAATTGAATAACCCTTAAAACGAGTTCGACCCGCAAAGACAACATCAGCAGCGTTTCCGTTAATACCTGCGGTTACGTTGCCAGCGGGGTCCCCAACTGCGGTTATGCTTGTAATTGTTTTAAAATATCCAGCGCTAGTTGCGGTTCCATCGTCGGCCCCTGTAAGGCTTTCAGTAAGAGAAGCGCCGTTTACATCAGTCCCTACTATGGTAAACGAAATACCGTCATCGTCGCCTGCGGACAAGATTGTTACCTGTCTGCCTGAAGCGTTTGTAACGCTACCGCCAGAAGCCAATGCCCCGTTAATTGTTAATGCGGCGTTGTTACCAACAGCGGCTATCGTTGAAACACCGTTTGGGTCTGCCGCCTGTTCGTCTCGGATAAATCGGACTTGTACGTCAGAGTTTGCCATATTAATCTCCTATAATAAAGGGTGGGGCGTTAACCCCACCAAATTAATAATTACGCAATCTGAACGTACTCAATGATAAATGTGAACGATCCTGCTGTTGTCGCATTAACTGTATTAGTGATGTTGCAGAAGATAGTTCTTTCGGCGTCTGTATACTGAACAGAGGCTGGCGCTGTCGTGCCATCTTGCGTCTGAAGAACTAATGCAGTCACCGTTACGTTGTGTACAACAACGGTTGTACCAGCATCCAAGATTTCGTCTGCCTGAGTCGCAACAATTTGTGAGCCAGAAGACGATGTACCAACTTCGTAACCAATATCACCTTCCCCAATAACTGGAGCAACGTCACAAAAAATCTTAATGTTAGTGATGATTGTATCGGCGGGCTGTGTGAACTCACCAATCGTGGGGCTGTCGCCTGCGGTTGTGTTTACTGTAACTCCAGATGCAAAGCCAACGTGCTTTACGAATTTGTTTGTTACAATGCCTGTTGAAGCCGTGTTCGCTACAGTTGTAAAAGCACCAGTTGTTTCATTTTTAGAAACAACCTGAAAGCCGCCTTCTGAACGCACTGGTCCGCTAAACGTAGAATTACCCATGAGAATCTCCTGTCAGGGTTAAGTCAGTCGCCCAATGCAACTGTCAGGGATGAGATAACAATACAACAGGAGCAATAAAAAAGAAAGGGGCAACCGAAGCTGCCCCTTAATTTGTCAAGATGACCTGATTTACGCTGCGCCGGGAGTACCAAACACAGAACGCCAATCACTTACGCCAAAGGAATAACGCTCACGGGCCTTGAACCGCATGTTACCTGTATCAAAATCGCCTTCCATGGCGGTCTTAATTGGTGAACGGTTAAAGAACTTGAAGCCGTTTGGTGCGTCAGTCTTTATGAAGAAGGCGTCTGTGTCAGTCAGGAAGTGGTTAACCACTGCACCGTCTGGCAACATGCCCATGTTCTTCATTGCGTTGTTGTCGTTATCAGCAGTTCCGCTACGCAGATTTGAGTTAAGAACTCGCTCTGCAATAAACTGAAGCTCTTTTGGAATGATAAGTTTCGTTCCACGAACTGCAATTTTAAGACCACGTTCATCGGTGAATCCTGCAACATCAATCAACATCTGCTCCAAAGAGGTTTCGTTGAGATCTGCCGCAGTCGTCAGAAGGTTGGTCTGGTTGCCGGACAAAGACGGATGTGAAGCTGAACAAAGTGCTGCGCCGTCACCAAGAGCGTTACCGCCCGTAGCAGAGAACGCATTGTTCAGAATTGCAGCCGCTTTGATCTGCTTAGTTTGAGCCATCGAACGAGCCAGTGCTTTCGTATAGCGAGAAGCAAGACGATCATAAAGATTGTCCTCAATAGCTTCTTCAGTAATTGAAAACGCAAGTGCGATAGTTTCATGAGTGTAACGAGCAGTGTATGTTTCACGAGCATCATCAAACGAGATGGCAGTGCCTTCTCCTTTAAGTGGTGCTGCCGCGAAACCACCGAGCATAACTTCTTCCTCAAAAGCTCGGTCTGAGCTTTCTTCGTCAAAAATTTCGCCATGCTCGTTTTCGTAACGATCATACTCAAGCCCAAACAAAGCATTTAGGCCGGGTTCTAGCTCTGCCGCTAGTTGTGCGCGAGAAATAGCCATATTCTATAACCCCCTTATATGCCAGTTGTTGCGTAAGTGCCAACAGCGATAGTATTACCGTTGTTGAAGTGACCGTTTAGGCGAACAATATATTGATGCCCAAGCGCAGCGTAATCTTCGTTTGAAGGGTCTTGGTATAGACCTACAATCCGAACATCCAACGTGTTAGTTGTTGCTGCCGTACTAATGTCCAGCATGTCAGAAGACATTCCAGTACTAGTGCTGCCACCGCCTACCGCTGCCATGTTACAGTTAATGAACACATCAAGCTGGGCTGTCGCTCTGCTTGTGTTTGTTCCGTCTGCTGCAACCACAAATAATTGAAACGGATCGTCATATATAGACGCCAGTATCGGGAAATTTGTGTCAACGCTTACGTTGTTTGAACCGGGCCAGTAGTTTAGAAAGGTTCGCTTCTTAGTAGTAGAGTCTACATATTCGACTCCAGCCATTACACCAAGCGGAGCAACCGCTTGATCGGTCAATATTATTGTTCCAGTGTTTACCGGAATAACAATACCGCCGTTAAAAATAGCAGTTGAGTAGTCACTTTTAATCTCATACTGGGTAATACCAGTTGAGTTAACGTTACCACCAACTTTACTAATAGGACGAAGACCATAGCCACCTGTTAGTGTATTAGCCATATCTTAGCTCCATTTAAAAAAAGACGGCCTATTTTCCATTGCCGCCAAAGGTTACGCGAGATTGACGATCAGGATTACTAATCGTCATGGTTGAGTGTGCGTTCTCCCGCATCATGTCAGAATCAACTGCTTCCATCTGGTCTTTATTTCGACTAGCGAAATAAGCCGTCCGTTCTGCAATAGTTTCAACAGGGATCCGAGCCAACATCAAACCGCCAACTCCAAACACACCTTCGTATTTACCTGATTCAACTACCGGGGATTCAAAGTCGGGGTATTCATCCTGACGGACAAGTTCCCAACCTTCGCGCATTTTAGCGCTGATGTTTTTACGATCATCAAAACCGCGCGTTTCGGCGCGAATCCAACGATGCTTAAAACCATCCGGTGCAGGCGGTGCATCTAACATAGACGGTGGAGCCCACGGCTTACGCGCAGCCGTCTTCTCCCTAGTTTGATTTGCGTGAGGAGTTCGATCAATTTTTGATTGTGTCATAGTTCTAATCCTTAACGTATTTTGCGTATTCACTTAGCGGCACACCCAATTTTTTCGCTATTGCGACTTGGCTAGGGGTGAGTCTAACCTTTTTCCCACTACTGCGCCCAGAGGTTTGTCTTGAAACTCCAGCAACCGTCTGAACGGGTCGTTTGCTAGTGTTGTTCGAGGTCGTATTAAACTTGTTGTTTATGCGACTATCTAGTTCACTATAGTATTCATCGCTCTTCGGGTCAAACCCTTCTTCTTCAACAAGCGTTTTATGGATGCCAAACGCCGCGTAAGTCATCGCATCGTCTTGACCAAACCAATCGTTTTGCTCCGCCCAAGCTTCTGCTTTGCGGTCTGGACGACGGATTTCTTGTTGTTGCTGTTGGACTTGTTGCTGCTGTTGTGGCGCAGCCTGCTGAGAACGTTGAGCGTTTGCACGTTCTTGCTGCATCTTCGCCTGAGAAGCACGATCATTCTCAATCGAAAGAGATGTTAACTTGCGGTTTGCTTCAACCGCTGCTTGGCTATCGCCCATCTCCATAGCACGAGCATACTCTTGCTCCGCCTGACCCATCTGCGTGGTAACTCTGTTAGTATACTCGTTAACATAACTCGTATCTAAGTTAGCCATGCGGCTTTTAAGCTGTTGAGATTCGCCTTGAACCTGCTTTGCAAAGTTTAAAGCTTCGCTTTCACGACGCTCCGCTTCACGCATTTTCTTAGTAAGGCGGTCAATCCGCTTTTGTGTTGCACTTTCAGCAC